CAAGATGGCCAAGGGCGGTAAGGCTCGCGGTATGGGCGCAGCCACCAAGGGTGGTAACTTTAGCAAGAACGGCTGATAGATGAACTATACGCAACTCACCGCCGCACTACAGGATTATCTCGAGACTCAGGAAATCTCCTTTGTTTCTAACATCCCCACGTTTGTTCGGCAGGCCGAGGAGCGCATCTACCGCTCAGTGCAGATCCCAGAACTGCGTAAGAACGCTACCGCTACCACGACGCTAGGCAATCAATATCTTGCCCGGCCTTCTGATTTCTTGTCAGTGTTCTCTATGGCCGTTGTTGATGCCTCCGGGAACTACAGCTATCTCTACGACAAAGATGTGAACTTTATCCGCGAGGCATATCCGGGCCCATCTACGCAGGGGTTGCCGAAGTACTACGCCCAGTTTGATGGTGATCAAACTGGTCTGACCGAGGGCAACTTCATTCTCGGCCCTACGCCGAACGCGGCATATACCGTTGAGCTGCATTACTACTACGACCCACCGTCTATCGTGGATACAGGCACCTCGTGGCTTGGAACTAACGCTGAGACTGCCCTCTTGTATGGTTCGCTAGTTGAAGCGTATACCTATCTAAAAGGGGATGTTGATATGCTAAAGCTCTACACAAACCGGTATATGGAAGCCATGTCGCAGCTCTTTGGCATTGATCTACGCTCCAAGCGGGATGACTACCGCGACGGCGTTAAGTCTGGGGGTAACTGATGTTTACGGGGTCTGCTTTGCCCGGCGTCGTGTCGGTATCGACTACTGAGGGTCGGGGACATACCCCCGAGGAGTTGGCTGAACGCTGCACGGCTAAGCTCATCAGCGTCTCCGAGGACGCCCATCCGGCTATTCGTGAGCAGGCAAAAGCCTATCGCGCAGCCATCACCCACGTGTTTACCCACTATATGAAAGAGGCAGTTACCAACGACCGTGTAACTGTGTATAATGCGCTCGTACAGGCGGGCCATCCACAACTCGCTGACGCCATTCGCAAGCTATAGGAGGCTATCTTGGCCATCACACAAGCAATGTGCACCTCGTTCAAGAGCCAGCTTCTTGAAGCCGCGCACGATTTTCGTACCACTGGTGGAGACACGTTCAAGATCGCGCTCTACTCGAGTGCGGCTACTTTGAATGCAACCACCACTACGTATAGTTCGAGCAACGAGGTCGCAAACTCCGGCACTTATGCCGCAGGTGGGGGCACCTTGACCAACATCTCGCCAACAACGTCAGGCACCACAGCGTTCACTGACTTCGCCGATATCTCCTTTACGTCGGCCACGATCACTGCTCGCGGTGCGTTGATCTATAACACGACTCCGACGCATACCTACACCAACCCCTCGGTGGCAGTGTTGGACTTTGGTGGTGACAAAACGTCAACTTCTGGTACGTTTACTATCCAGTTCCCTACAGCTGACGCTTCCAACGCCATCATCCGCATCGCGTAACCTAGCCGAGGTGGAGGACTGATATGCCGAAGTTCGTAAACCGGGCAAAGATGACCACTGCCACGACCGGCACTGGGACTATTACGCTTGGCTCTGCTTCAACTGGCTACCAGACCTTTACCGCAGCAGGCGTCGCCAACGCAGATAGCGTGAGTTACGTTATCGAAGACGAAACTGCTTGGGAAATCGGGACCGGTACGTACACATCGTCCGGTACGACCCTTACCCGGTCCCTGGTGCAGTCTTCAACGGGCTCGCTGTTGAGTCTATCTGGAACCGCTACAGTCTTCGTCACGGCGGCGGCGGCGGATATTGTTGCTCCAACCAACACGCAGACCCTGACGAATAAAACCCTGACATCACCTACGATCAGCGGGGGGACCCTTGACGGAGCGGCGGTGGGGGTAACAACTCGAGGTGCCGGGGCATTCACGACCTTTGCCGTATCAAGCAGCGTGACTGAGGCCGTTTTCGCGGTGACTGGTACTACACCCGCGTTGAACCCCGCGAATGGTACGATCCAAACGTGGACACTTACAGCCAACTCCACACCAACGGACAGTTTTTCTGCGGGCCAATCAATAACACTGATGGTTGATGACGGTACCGTGTTTGCAATTACTTGGCCGTCCGTAGTTTGGAAAACGGACAGCGGGGTCGCCCCCACGTTGAACGCAAGCGGCTTCACCGTTATCGTCCTGTGGAAAGTTAGCACAACTTTGTATGGGGCACGGGTGGGGAACGCATAATGCTGGCACGTAGGCTGCTAGGGGCAGACAGAATCCGCGCTAACTTTTTAGCCGTGGCTCATAGCGGCACCCCCTATATCGCCGCCTATCCATGGTCTGGCTCCGGGTTCGGCACTAAGTTCGCCAGCCCGATCACCTTACTTCCTGCGGGAACCGGAAATAGCGTAGCTTTTAGTCCAGACAGTACCGCTATAGCTGTGGCCCATACCGCCACCCCCTATATCTCCGTCTATCCATGGTCTGGCTCCGGGTTCGGCACTAGGTTCGCCAGCCCGGTCACCTCACTTCCTGCTAGTACGGGCCTCGGAGTGGCTTTTAGTCCAGACGGTGCTGCTATAGCCGTGGCCCATGCCAGTACCCCCTATATCTCCGTCTATCCATGGTCTGGCTCCGGGTTCGGCACTAAGTTCGCCAGCCCGGCTACACTTCCTACGGGAAACGGAAATAGCGTAGCTTTTAGTCCAGACAGTACCGCTATAGCTGTGGCCCACAACACCACCCCCTATATCTCCGCCTATCCATGGTCTGGCTCCGGGTTCGGTACTAGGTTCCCCAGCCCGACTATACTTCCTTCTAATGCGGGCAGCGGTGTAGCTTTTAGTCCAGACGGTGCTGCTATAGCTGTGGCCCATTTAAGTAGCCCCTATATCTCCGCCTATCCATGGTCTGGCTCCGGGTTCGGCACTAAGTTCGCCAACCCGACTACACTTCCTCCTAATACGGGCAACGACGTAGCTTTTGGCCGCGTATAACAACAATTTAAACGGGGACGTAGGACACGGCATATGGAAAAAATACAAAACACCGAAGGGGTGGGTCGCGAAGAAATCCTTGCAGGCTCTCGCGAAGCCCGGGTGCAGGAGATAATGCACTACCAAATAAATATCGACAACTATACGCTTGCGCTAGACGAAATAAGCAAACTACCGCCAGAAGAGCGCGCGGAGTTGGCAGCCTTCGCGAGCCAACTTGCAGAACTCCTTGTTTCAGAAAAAATGGAGCAGAAAAAAGCAAAAATCATGCTATTAGTCGTTCAGCGCCAGCTTCCCTAGCCCCACGAGAAGAAAGGGCCTCACAGTGTTTGCCAAGATCAAAGATGGTGTCGTTGAGAAGTTCCCCTATAGTATTAGGGAGCTCTTCCGCGACCACCCTAATACTAGCTTTCCGGCGCGGCCTTCCGATGCTACACTGGCCGCTTTCGACGTTGTGCGTGTTACCGAGAAACCTTTGCCGGGGTTCGATGAACAGGAGAGTTTTTTGGTGCAGGGTGCGACCCCTTTCAAAGAGGGCGATCAGTGGTTCACCCAACCCGCAACACACAGATTTTCGGCGGAGCAGCTTGTAGATCGTAATGCAGCACAGACATTATCTGTCTACGCCGAACGGGATAGGCTGCTGCTAGAGACTGATTGGGTTATTGTTAAATCTATAGAGACTAACGTCCCAGTACCAGCCAAATGGTTATCGTATCGTAGGGCACTTCGTGATATATCTCTACAAGAAGGGTTCCCGTGCAGCGTGACGTGGCCTGTAAAACCATGAGGTAAGCCGTGCTAGGCTTTACGCCACTTGCATCTTCCCCCCTCGCCGACATGGGGGTAGTCGCGGTTAACGTCACCGTTCTTGTTACGGGCGTTGTATCTACAGGTTCTGTAAGCTCCATTACGGCAACGGGCAATGCTGTTACCACACCCCCGGGTGTTGAGGCTACAGGTGCCGTAGGCTCCGCTACTCTAACAGGCAGCGCTGTTACCACGCCTACTGGGGTAGAGGCCCCAGGTGCCGTAGGTTCCGTAGCTGTAAGCGCAGCAGTCACAGCTTCTCTTATTGGTGTATCCGCGGCAGGTCAGACAGGAACGCCTACTGTTTCTGGGTCCGCCGTCGTTTCACCTACGGGGGTGGCAGCGACCGGACAGCTTGGTAGCGCCGTATTCTTAGACATTGAAGGTGTCGTGGCAAGTGGTTTTGTGGGCACCGTTACCGTCACGGTCTCTGCTAACGCCCTTGTGTCCGGAGTAAGTAGTACAGGTCAAGTTGGCGACGCTACAGTGTCTGCCGATGCGAACCTAACTTTAGTAGGTATTTCTGCTACTGGCGCGGTCGGGGATGTGCTTGTAGTTATGGACGCTAACGCCGCAGTTACTAGTGTTTCCGCCACTGGCGCGGTCGGGGATGTGCTTGTAGTTATTGACGTTAACGCTGCAGTTACTAGTGTTTCCGCCACTGGCGCGGTCGGGGATGTGCTTGTAGTTATTGACGTTAACGCTGCAGTTACTAGTGTTTCCGCCACTGGCGCGGTCGGGGATGTGCTTGTAGCTATCGACGCTAACGCTGCAGTTACTAGTGTTTCCGCTACCGGCGCAGTCGGCACCCTTGGTGCCACAGGCTCTGCTAACGTCATTCCGTTCGGTGTTAGTGCCACCGGCCGCATTGGTCAGGCGACAGTTTGGGGTAGTATCGTGCCAAATCCCGGTTCGACATGGACGGAAGTCGATCCAGATGCTATAAATTCATGGACAGCGGTGGGGCCGACTCCACCAACCATTTGGACAACCATCGCGGCGTGAGGATGACCTATGCCCAGTACATACACTAATAACCTCGGGGTTCAACTCCCAGCCGACGGCGAACTCGATGGTGTCTGGGGTGAAGTTGTCAACGATAACATGAACATCCTTGATCGGGCCATCAACGGCACGGTTTTGCTACCTCTGACTGGCACTACATCAACGCTCACGACATCTGACGGCACTTTGTCTAGCGGTCAGTACAAGGCTCTGGTTCTCGGTGGCACGCCGAGTGCCACCCACACAATCACCATCGCGCCTAACGACGCCCAGAAGATCTATTACGTCTACAACCTGTCTGGTCAGTCGGTCATCTTCACGCAGGGCTCCGGCACAACAGTGACCATCGCCAATGGTGACAGCGGGGTGATCTACTCTAATGGGGGTGGCGGCGCAGCGGGCGTTGTCAATCTGACTGACAACTTTGCTATGAACTCTGTCAAGATCACCGGGGGTGCTATCACGGGTATTACCGATCTGGCTGTTGCCGACGGCGGAACCGGAGCCTCCAGCGCCGCAGATGCCCGCACTAACTTAGGCCTCGTCATCGGAACAAACGTGCTGGCATATGATGCCAACCTGCAGGCGTTTCTCGATGTCATTAACCTTCCGTCGGCAGATGGAACAGTTGGTCAGGTTCTGAGCACCAACGGCACCGGCACTCTTAGCTTTACTACGGTAAGTTCGACGTCGCCGCAGGCGGACGCGGTATCAATAGGAACAGCGTCCGCAAATGCGAACTTTAAGATCCCATTTGCGGACACCACGGTATCGACTACGGGCTACTACGGTATGTTGCAGGACAGTACTGCGACCTTCACCTATAACCCGTCGACGAACACCGTCACTGCGGGCACGTTTGTAGGGGCCCTTACGGGAAATGCTACGACTGCAACTAGCGCCTCTTCGCTTACAGGCCTAACGGCTACTGTGACGGAACTGAACTTCGTTGACGGGGTGACATCTTCGATCCAGACCCAGCTTACCGCTAAGGCCGCGCTAGTTTCGCCTGCATTCACAGGTACTCCGACAGCGCCGACCGCTTCGACTGGAACAAATACCACGCAGCTTGCAACGACAGCCTTTGTAAACTCTGAGATTGCCAACGATGTTGCTGTCCGGTCAGCCTATGTTAGCTCGAACCAAACTATCACAAGTGCGGGGCTTGTAACCCTAACTCATGGCCTTGGGCAACAACCCAAAATAGTTATGATGGAGCTCGTTTGCGCCGGGGGGGAGCAGGGTTACGCGGTCAACGATGTCATATTAATAGGGCCGAACTGTACGAGTAGCGGCTCAAACCGCTTTACCTCACTCGAATACGACGCAACAAATATCAATATCCGATATAGCGACAACGCATCAGGTTTTGCTACCGCAAATAAGACCACAGGGGCAGCAATCGTTCTAACCAACTCAAGCTGGCGTCTAAGAGTGAGGGCCTTCGCATGACGACGAAACACTACATTACCTCGGAAGGGGTTTATATCGGTGGCTTTGGTGACGGTGCAGAGCCCCCAGTTGGCGCAGTCGAAGTTGTAGAGCCCCCGGCGCATGCGGCTCAACTTTGGCTTT